TGAGCTTTTTTCCTCAGTTAACAGTCTTTCGTCAAGCCCCTGCTTGAATTGGAAGGGCCGGTTCGTCTGCCGCAGGGTTTCCAACAGGTCACGCCACCCAGGGCAACCGAAAAAGTTGTCATCGAGCAGACAGATTTTCGGGCGTGCGGGATCGTAAAACTCGGTGAGTGGACTGTGGACAGATACCCTGTCATAGTTCTTATTGACGCAGAAGTCGCATTTGCGAAAACATCCACGGGTCAGAAAACCAATGGAGTAATCTGTGTAATAGGTGTACTCCCTGGGCTTTCCACCGTTGGTAAGCTGAGTGCCGACCCAGGCATCATATAGATGGTAGTCCGGCATTTGATGTTCGATGGCAGCAGAAAGGCACGGAGCCTTATCGTAATAAAAGCCCGTGCCTCCATAGCTGACATTATCCAGTTGTAAGACCGTATCCGGCACAGGGGTATCGGTGAAGACTTTGGAAATGTACACGGCATCATAATCAACAAGGCTGCCATAATCCGTTTTGAGTTCCACCACATCACCGAGCGCCTTATGGTGTGCCGATATTTTCATGCAGGCCAGGTTGGGAAAGCGATGCCGTTTGCGACCGATGAGGTCGGCATCAATGACCGCCACTCTCATCGCATACCTCTGCAAATTTGTAGGTCAGCCCATCACGCTGAACGGTAACACCGTCCGAACTGCCGACCTGTTCAATGTACCGCTTCACAATGACATCGCAGAACTTTTCATCCAGTTCCACGGTGTAGCAGATGCGGTCGGTCTGCTCACAGGCAATGAGCGTAGAGCCGGAGCCACCGAAGGGGTCAAGCACAACCGCATTGCTCATGGTGGAATTCATAATGGGATAAGCCAGGAGCGGGATCGGCTTCATGGTCGGATGGTCACCGTTCTTCTTGGGCTTGTCAAATTCCCAGATGGTGGTTTCCTTCCTGCCGGTGTACCACTGGTGCTTGCCGTTTTTCTTCCAACCGTACAGACAAGGCTCATGCTGCCACTGGTAAGGAGAGTGCCCCAACACAAGGGACTGCTTCTTCCAGATGCAACAGCCGGACAAATAAAAACCCGCATCGGCAAAAGCCCTGCGGAAGTTCAGGCCCTCGGTGTCGGCATGGAATACATAGATGGACGCATCATCTGCCATAGCAGAGTGCATCTGCGTGTATGCCGCCAGAAGGAAGTTGTAAAAGGCTTCATCAGCCATGTTGTCATTTTTGATTTTACCCGCGCTGCCTTCGTAGTTGACGTTGTACGGAGGGTCGGTGATGACCAGGTTGGCTTTGGTGCTGCCCATCAGAAGGTCGAAGGTTTCAGGCTTGGTGCTGTCACCGCAGATGAGCCGATGCCGACCGAGCATCCAGATGTCACCCGCCTTGGAGAAGGTGGGCTTTTCCAGTTCTGCGCCTACATCGAAATCGTCATCCTTTGCATCAGCGCCGATGTTCAGAAGGTCATCCAGTTCCGCAGGCTCAAAACCAGTGAGGGAAACATCGAAATCCGCGCCCTGCAAATCGGCAATCAGCAGAGCCAACTTGTCTTTGTCCCATTCACCGCTGATTTTATTCAGAGCAATGTTGAGGGCTTTTTCCTTCTCCTCGGTCAGTTCTACCACAACGCAGTCAACCTCGGTCATGCCCAGATCGATCAGCACCTTCAAGCGCTGGTGACCGCCGACAACTCTGCCCGTGGCCTTGTTCCAGATAACAGGCTCGACATAACCGAACTGCTCAATGGAGCGTTTCAGCTTCTCATATTCAGCGTCACCTGGCTTGAGGTCTTTGCGGGGGTTGTAATCCGCAGGCAGAAGGTCTGCGGTATTTTTCTTTTCAATCAGCATACAAGACCCCACTCGGCAAATGCCTCAAAGCCACCAACGGACTTGATGTAGGCTCTTGCCGTTTCCACGATTTCAGAATAAGGGATGCCTCCGACAGTCTCGTCACCGATGGCGCAGCAGAACTCCACGGGCTTGCCGGTCTCCTGGGCTTTGAGCCAAGCGTAAATGTTCACGCTGACGTCAGCCTTGGAGAGGTCTTTGCCGTGCAGACCGCCACCCGTAACGGAGTCAGCCATATCGCTACCCAGCTTACGGTTGGTAGCACCTGTATCAACATCGGTGCCACCAGTCCAGTCACCGAGCGGATTTACCACGGCATGGGGATACAGAGAACGGAGGGTGTCGGAAGCTGTTCTGCTCTGGCAGATGGTCAGATTGTCACCGTCCAGGATGTACTTACCATCAAAGGGGTATTTCTCGTAGATGTTACGGGCAATGCAAGAGAGGCTTCTCTGCTCCTCGGTCATAGGCACGCCCTTGAAGATGCCGTTGTCACCGCAGCGGATGGCATCTTCCTGGTTACGAGCAAGATGCGCGTCCTGGGGAACAATCACCAAGTCAACATCCAGGTTTCCGGCGATCCGCTGCACAGCAGCAGTTACCTTATCTCTGTTGATGGCGGCAGAGGTTTCTGCAATGATATGGCAGATGCCGTGACCAATGAGAACCTCCACAGCAACTCTGGGGTCAATCTGTGTATCGTATGCGATGTCCACAACGGCACCGGCAATTCTGTCCGCCACCTTATCCGGGTGGCTCGGATTCACTTTTTCAAACATATTTCATTATCCTTTCCTTGCACGTAGTAATCGTTCCATCACATCATCCTGGGGATTGGGACCGTTGTAATCGGTCGAGCAGTTCTCACGGACAATCTGATAAATTTGATACCAAGATTGGTTCGCTTGCTTTGTGAACTGTTGGAGCATAGACACATACGGGCTTGCGATGGCATTTCCCGTGGTGGGGTGCTTCGCCAGGAAGCCGTACTCTGAAATGCACTGTTCACATTGAATTTGACGAGCAACCGTCATAGCGTACTGATTGATTAGCTGAACATTGACATATTCTGTGCAGCCGACTTTCCGTAACCATTCCCAGGTCTCTTTGAAAATCTCCTCGGCGCACAAATCAACACCGCTTTTTTGCTTTGCTTTCATGTATTCCTTGATGGGCGGCATATCCACACCCTCAAGGTCAGCACCTTCCGGCAGATCGATTACCTGTGCAGGTTTGCCCGCAGAGATTTTCTCCGTCAAAGGCTTTCGTTTGGGTCCGCTGCCCGGTCTCGCACCGCCTCGTGCTGTTCCGTCCTTGGCCATTTTTTCACCTTCCTTTCTGCTTGGAGGTTAATACCCCGTTTGAATAGCAAAAAATGCACACGTGACCCCAGGCCGCTGCCCCAGAATAAAGGTCCCGGAGATTTTACCGCCCCTACCGGTCACCAATTTCGTGGTGGATCTTGGTGTGACAGGAACGACAGAGGCTCATAAGGTTGTCCCTTGCATGAGTGCCACCCTGTGAAATGGGGATTTTATGATGCACTTCCTGGGCAGGGACAAGGCGACCTTCCTTCTCACAACGCTCACAAAGAGGATGCTGTGCGATGTGTCTGTCTCGTATGCGTTTCCATGCACGGCCGTACTTCTTGTTGATGTCCGGGGAACGCTCGTACTTGTTGTACTGTTTCCGTGCTATGGCTGCGTGTTCCTCACAGTACTGCCCATCAGTAAGGTTGGGACAACCGGGGTAAGAACACGGGCGTTTGGGTCTGTTTGGCATTGGTTCACCTCCATTTCAGGGCATAAGAAAAGCCCTCGCAGGATTGCTCCCACGAAGGCCGTTCTGTATTCTCTTTCGCCATTATAATGATACCACTAACGGGGAGTGCGAAATAGTGCCATTTACTGCACGGAGAAATATTTTTCTGGAATTTTTACCGCTGCAAGGGCTTCATCATGCAGTTTATAAAGGTGGCGCATTTTGTAGCCCAGGTCAACAGCAATTTCGGGCCAGGACTTTCCGCTGATATACCGCTTTTCCAGAATAAGCTGATACTCAATGCAGTCCACAGCCTTGATGGTGGCAATAATCTCGGCTTTCAGTTCCACAAGTTCCTGCATATCGGCTGCAACGCTGTCTTGCAGGTCTACGATTTTACATACTGCATCTGCCATACGGGAGCCACCACGGTTGGGGTTTCTGGGCATTCCCGTCAAGGTGGCAGAACAGTCAGTGGCGAGGTCATTCAGCGAGGCAATTTGCTCCTGCTTACTGCGAATGCGCTGATCGAGGCGGTATGCCTGGTTCAAATATTCTTTTGCTGTCATGCTGCTACCTCCTGCCGCACCATTCGGCGGATACCCGCCATAAGGTACTCACCGTCAAGGTCAGTCAGCATACCGTACCAGCCGGAACGGAAGAAACGCTCCAAGGATTCGACCTCGTCAGCATATTCTTTTTTGTCCGGGTGGACATAGTGATATTTAAGGGCTTTTTTGTAGTCTTTTACGGCCAGTTCTACAATGGCGTTGGCTAATGCCTGGTAAGGTTCCATATTCGTACCTCCGAAATTTTTGATCCTCGGATTGGCACGGATTTTCATAGATTGTCTCAGATTTTCAAGTCCGCTTTTACGGCATCAATAAGTGCCGTCTGGGTATGCTCCTTTTGGGAGAGGGCTTTCATGATGCGGTGGTCAATGGTGCCCTTTGTGATGATGTGCTGCACCACCACAGTTTCAGAGGTCTGACCCTGCCGCCACAGACGGGCAACGGTCTGTTGATACAGTTCCAAACTCCATGTCAGCCCAAACCACACGAGGGTGGAGCCGCCGGATTGGAGGTTGAGTCCGTGTCCTGCCGATGCCGGGTGGATAAGTGCCACAGGGATCTCCCCATTGTTCCATCTGCGAATGCTGTCGGAGTCATCCAGGCGGGAATGTGGGATATGCAGTTTTTTCAGCCTTGCAGTGATGCGTTCCAGATCGTGCTTAAACCAGTAAGCCACAAGGACAGGCTTGCCGTTGGCGGCTTCGATGATGTCCTCCAGGGCATCCAGTTTGCGGTCGTGGATATGGAGAGTGTTGCCGTCATCATCATAAATCGCACCGTTTGCCATCTGGGACAGCTTGCCGGAGAGGGATGCTGCGTTGGCGGCTGTGATCTCACCGTCACCCAAGGTCAGCACCAATTCCTGCTTCAGTTCTTCATAGTGGGATTTCTCCTCATCGGAAAGCTGGACGGTGTATTCGCTGCTGATCAGTTCCGGCATCTGCAGGTGGTCGGTGGCTTTCATGGAGATGGTGATGTCACCGATCTTCTTGTAGATGGCGTCCTCTGCATAAGGCAGCGGCTTATAGGAGTAGATGATCTGACCGTTACGCTTGTCTGGCATGAAGTAGTCGGTGCGGTATTTGGTGATGAACCTGCCAAGCCGCTGACCCATATCCAGGATGCGGAACTCTGCCCACAGATCCATCAGACCATTGGATGCGGGAGTGCCGGTCAAGCCAACGATGCGGTTGACCTTGGGTCTGACTTTCAGCAGGGACTTGAACCGCTTTGTGTTGTGGTTCTTGAAAGAGGACAGTTCATCAATGACCACCATATCGAAAGTGAACGGGATACCGCTCTCCTCAATGAGCCATTGGACATTCTCGCGGTTGATGATGTAAATGTCAGCCTGCCGGAGAAGGGCGGCTTTGCGTTCTGCTTCTGTGCCGACAGCCACGGAGCAGATGAGGTTCTGAAGGTGATCCCACTTATCTACTTCAGCCGTCCATGTGTCCCGTGCCACACGCAGCGGTGCGATGACCAGGATGCGGTGGACTTCAAAACTGTCAAACAGTAGGTCATTGATAGCGCTAAGAGTGATGCTTGTTTTTCCGAGACCCATATCCAAAAAGACAGTGGCAATGGGATGGGTCTCGATATAGTCGATGGCATAAGCCTGGTAGTCATGCGGTGCGTATCTCATCAAGGATACCTCCAATCTGATCTTCGTTATCCAGGATGTAGACCCGGAAGCCCAACCTACGCAAAAGCGTGTGGCGGGAGGTTTGCAATGCCCGCGGCTTTTTGCCGGGAGCCTTTACTTCTACAAAAGCCATATGGCCTCCTGGCAGAAGAACTATTCGGTCGGGCATCCCATCAAATCCTGGAGAAACGAACTTCGGACAGATGCCGCCCTGCTTTTTTACCATCAGCGTTAATTTTCGCTCGATTGTTTTTTCTCTCATAATGCTTTCTCCTGTTCGGATTTATGGTCTGGGTTAACCTCGTTGAATGTCATTTACAAGACTTTTTCTTATGGTTTTTTATGAAAATTTTCCCTAAGAGACTTTTTTGTATTTGACCTTAATCGAGGTTAACCCATAGGACTTTTAGTTGAGGAAATCCTCGCTGTCAGCATCGTCCGGCTTCAGCCGCACACCCTTGATAAAACGCTTGTTTTTGACCTTGATACGGTCAAAGCCCGCTCCCTCAAGGGCTGTGTAGAAATCTGCGGTGCTGCGGACATACTCGTTGGTGTCCATGCAGTGATTGCGGTATGCCTGGTACAGAGCGTTGGAACTCTCGCGGTATCCGCTGCCCACCTCACACCGCTCATCGAGGAAGTTGCCGAACCAGTCGTTCTGGCTGCGGTAATCATCGATGGCTTTCTGCACGACAGCAGGAACCGGGAATTTGTATCCCAGGTCGATAACCTTCTTGGCGCCTTCGATGACCCAGGCAAGAATGCTCTCGCCAGCGTTCTGATACAGGTAATCGCCGTAGTTCTTGATATCGCTCTTGCCCTCGATCTTGGCATTGAACGGGATAACGATCAGTCGGCGCCAGGTGCCGTCATCAGAGGCACTGACCTTCGGCAGATGGTTGGTGTACAGCACCAGGCTGTGGCTGGGCGAAAAGCTGAAGGGGTCTTTGTATTTCTTCTCCGCAAAGATATCATCAACAGAGCAGAGCTGCTTGACGGTAGAGTCATTCAACCGAGCGCCTTCCTGCATCTCGGCGGCAATGAGCAGACGCTTGCCTTTGACTTCTGCCATTTCCGGCTTCACATTACGGCGGCATCCGAAGGTCAGCGTGTCAGCGGAGATGTTGCCGCTGTACAGACCGAGAACACGGGACACGGAGTTCCAGAAGGTGGACTTGCCATTTCGACCACAGCCGTATGCGATGATGAGGGCTTCGACCTCCACCTTGCCAACGGCGGCAAGACCGCAGATCATCTGCACATAGTCGATGAGTTCCCGGTCACCACAGAAAATGGTGTTCAGGCAGTCGAGCCAGATCTGCTTTCCACGGTCACTCGGAGAAACCGTGGTGGTCTTGGTGATAAAGTCCTCCGGCGAATGTTCCCTTGCGCCTGCCATACCCAAGCGGAGGTCATAGGTGGCATCCGGGGTGCAGAGCAAGTAAGGGTTGGCATCCAAATCCTGTGGAGTGATTTCCAACATCGGACGGGATTCCTTCAGCGTGGCGGTGATGTTCTTGGATGCACGGCGCTGAATAACATAGGACTGGTATGCCTTTGCAGCGAGAAATGCTTTGTAGGCTTCAGCCTGCTCCTCGTTCATCATGCCTTCGGCTTTGGCTTTGCTGTTGTTGTCCAGGATCTCCTGGGCACCGCAAGCCTTGAGGGTGGCAAGAGCTGCCATCATATCGGCAGATGCCTCTTTCAACTGACGGCGGGTCAGTTCGTGGGCAACTGCCTGGGAGCCGGGTTCAGTTTCCTGCCAGTACCGACCGTTGTAGCGGATGTAGTGGGTTGCCGGAGAATAACGCAGTTCCCCGGAGAAGTGCTTTGCCAAAACCTCGGCCTGTCCGACATCGGAGAAATCGTCCGGTTTATAGGACGTATCATCGTTGTATAATTCGGGAGAGATATATCCGTCCTGCTGTTGCACTTTGGCATAGAACTTCTGGGCGCTGTGCCAAATGGTCATCAACTCCTGCTGTTCCAGTGGAGGGGTGCATTTTTCTGCCTCTTCCATAAAGCACTGGAAGGCAGTATCGTTGTCACCATACTTTTTGATGACGCGACCGGCAAAGCGGGACATGGTGGCATTGCGGCTGCCTTCGAGAATTACCTGGTTTCCACCGTGCGTACCGCTGCCCATATCCGCATCGAAGTCCTCGCCAGACAGATATTCGCTCAAGGTCATCTCGCCAGAGAAAATTTCCACCTGGGGATCTGCCGTGCCGAAGAAGAAACGGGCGGCATCCAACGCCTTGGTATCAAAGTACGGGAAGATGGTGTTCACCAGCTTCTTCATTTCGCTGTACGCTGCAGGATCAGTCATGTACTCAATGGGAAACAGCACATGAAACTTGGGACGAGCGGGCTTGCCGTTTTTCTCACGCATATTGAAACGGCTGTAATGTACCGCAAAGGTGATGCCGGGAAATGCGGCCTGAACATCGGCGGGAGTTACCCAATCGGCAGGGTTCTCGGAGTGGTCGTTGTCGCAGTCCACGGGCAGACAGTCCGAACCGAGGAAGTTCTCGCCGTTGCGGTAGTGGTTCATATACTCGGCACACACATAGTCGCGGCTGACGGCGGCAGCAAGATCCGCAGCTTCCGTCACCTCCGTCTTGTGCGGATAGGAGCAGTTGCTGGGTGCGTTGATAAAATCTGCACTGTAAAGGGTGAACATGGTTTATACCTCCTCGCAATTTTCGGTAAAGTAGCGCAAGCGGTAGTTCTTCCACTTGGCTCTGCGGATTTCAGCTTCCATGCCGGAAGAGATGCGGTCACCAAAGACCCATACCTCGCTGCACTTGCTCATGAGGGCGTTTCCGAAGAACAGCCCCAACTGGCGCTCCTTGGGATTGCTATCATTGAGGAACTGCGGAAATAGCAGGTGCGGTGCAACAGGGATATACCCTTTGTCCACGGCGAAGCGGCTGTAATGTCGAGCGTTTTCGACATTCTTCGACACATCTCCGGCATAGGGAGAGCAGATGTAAACGATGGGACGGAAGGCACGGAGCGCCCGCTCTTCCTTTTCTACGGCGCTCATAGCCTCATAAGCGGTGGGATCGTAATACCCCTCGCTGTTGAACTTGTTTATACTCATGGGATTTACCTCGTTAATCTTTCTTGTAAAAATCAGTTTCGTAGCCATCGGCACGAAGCTGTAGTCCCTTTGCCCAGGGAGGGGTTCTGCCCATCTGATCACAGACTGCCTGCATAGACATTCTGCGGTCGGCTTCGATGACCACTTCGTCATGGATGTGCATCACAATGGAGCAATGCCGCAGGGTGGTCATGGCATAGCAGAGAATGTCACGGGCAGTTGCCTGGACGATATTCTCCACGAACTTGGGGCCGTAGCTGTCGAGCCGCTCCCACTTTTTCGTGCCGCCGACACCCTCGTAGGTAATACAATCGCCTCCAAATTTGTTAGTGCCGATCTTGGGCTTCACATAGGCAAGTTGTCTGCCGGATGGAAGCGTGATAAACAGCATTCCGCTTTTGCAAGCAAAGGTGATGCCGTGGGTCTCGTTGGTGTGCTTGAAGCGCACAGCCTCCATAGCAGCCCGGTCAACGTCCCACCACAGCTTTGTGATATTGGGGTTTGCCTGTCTCCAGGCATCTACCAAGGGCGGGAGTTCCTCTTCGGTCAGTCCCATATCCAAAGCACCCATCGCTTTCAGCGCACCGACAGATCCACCGTAGCCAAGAGCCAATTCAGCGATTTTGCCTTTCTGCCGTAAGTGTCCATTGATGCCGTGCTTTTCCACGGGGACACCGAACATCTGTGAAGCCGAGGCACAGTAGATGTCCTTGCCTTCTGCAAAGACCTTCTGACGCCAATCCTCTCCGGCAAGCCATGCAATCACACGGGCTTCAATAGCGGAAAAGTCAGCAACGATAAATTTGCGGTCACCCTGGGGAATGAAGGCGGTACGGATCAGTTGGGATAACGTATCCGGCACATCTTCATAGAGCATTTGTAAACCCTCAAAGTCACCACAGCGGACAAGCCCACGTGCTTCGGCAAGGTCGGGCAGATGATTCTGCGGGAGATTCTGCATCTGAATGATGCGACCTGCCCATCGTCCAGTGCGGTTGGCACCGTAGAACTGGAACATTCCTCTGGCGCGGCCATCGGCACAAACAGCGGTCTCCATCGCCTGATACTTCTTCACCGAGGACTTGGCAAGCTGCTGACGGAGGGACAGTACGGTCTGCAACTCCGGCGGCGCAGTCTTCAGCATTTCGGCCACAGCCTTTTTGCCGAGGGTGTCCGTTTCCATGCCGTTGAGGGACAACCATCCCTTCATCTGCTGCACAGAGTTGGGATTCTCCAAATCAGTCAGATTCTTCATTGCCTGAGTCAGCTCGGTGCGGGATCGCCCATCCATCTGAATGGCTTGCTGCACCAGTTCCATATCCAGGGCAACTCCACGGTCATTGATTTCCTGGTCGATATGGTATTCGTCCCATACGCTGTCCGGCACAGGGTATTTTGCAAGCCGAGCCTGTATGGACATTTCAGTATCGACATCTCGGATGTTGTATTTTTTGAACGCCAGCCACTTGTCCGGGGCGTGGGCAGGAAGGTTGCGGGTACGCTGTCCGTTTGCTTTGGTCGGCGCGCAGGGCTGGCAGAAGTATTTGATGAGTTCTTTGCCCTCGGTCAACTTCTGCTTCTCAAGCCCAAGCACGGCACCAACGCCTTCCAGGGAAAGCGGTAGACCCATTGTGGCTGCCCAGACCATAGAGCAGCGCCAGGATTCCGGGTCGAGGTAATCCCCGGTGGGATAGCCCAGATACCGAGACAGGCAGATGCGTTCAAAGTTGGCGTTGAAAGCCCACTTAATAACAGAATCATCCGTCAAAGCGGAAATGACCTCGGCGGGGATCTCCTCACCGCAGGCAAGGTCAACGATCTGAACGGGAGCGCCGTCCACGCTGTAAGAAAATAAAAGTATTTGAAATACGGGAGACTCCACATAGCGGTAGACCCCACACTTGGCGAGGTTCTGATCGCTGTAGGTCTCAATATCGATTGAGAGTGTTTTCATAATTACCGGTCCTTTCGTATACCCCAATAGGGCGGCAGATTGCTCTACCGCCCAGGGGCTGAGTGCTTACTTGTTCAGCAAGTTCTCCATACGCTTGGTGTGATATTCCTTGTCACGTTCAGCCTGTTCCAGTTCGCGCTTTTCGCGCTTGCGGTCATAGATGAAGGACTGAATGGATGTCACCAGGAAGCTGATGCTGATGCACAGCCATGCGAACAGGAGCGCGGTGATGATAATGGTCTGAATCATTTCCATAGTGGTTTACCTCCGTTGTCTTAGTTCAGAAAATCGTCTTCGGCATCGGTTGCGAAGTCGGACTCGGCGCTTGCCTTGCCGCCCAGGGGTTCGCCGGCACGGATGAGCTGCAGGTTATTCAGACCGCAGGCGATGCCCTTGTTGCCGTTGCTGTTGAAGGCATAGAAGTTGATACTGGCACGACCGTACACGCCGGAGTAAACCTCGGAGCGGGTCAGCACGGGGTTACGGTCAGCATCCACGATGCCGGGAGCGGTGGCAGAGTTGGCATTGACGAAGTATGCGTTGGCATAGGCAGGGTCATCGGGTCTCTCGACATCACCATCGCGCAGGGGGTTCTTAATGGCAGCGAGAGGAGGAACGGAACGACCGTTGCCCTTCAGCTTTGCCTGACCTTCCTGGTAGGCAGCTTCGATTGCCGCCTTGATCTTGGCGACCGTCTTGGTGTCGGACTTGGGGATGATGAGGCTGACGCTGTACTTGGCTGCGCCGCCGTTGATGGATTTAGGCTCCCAGACATTGGCGTAAGACCAACGGGTGTCGGGACCGGTGATAACCTTCATAGGGTTGTTGACTCTGTTTGCAGTGTTAGACATATTAAAATTCCTCCATAAAATCGTTTTTGGCTGTATTCATCGCCGGACGCTTATCGCTCTCCGGCACGAGCGTGGGTTTGCCTTGCGGCTTTTCAATGTAGGGAGCAAGAAGTTCCTCAAAGCGGGACTTGCCGAGCATTTTCTGCATGGCGGTCACGCCCATGACCTTTCGCTCATAGGGGTCGTAGCCTGCGCCTTCAACGGTTGCGGCTACGGCTGCTTCACTGGTGTATTTGCGGTTGGAACGACCCTCGACCAACTTCCAGCCGATCCACTCCTTGCCGCTGATGGCCTGCTGGAGGGCATATTCCTTTACATCGGATGCCCAGGCAATGAGGGCATCGACCTTGCCGAGAATGTCGGCAATCTCGGAATCCTCCAGAAGAGCGGGTGCCTCGAAGTCATACCGGGCAAGAGCCAGGTTCGCTTCGGCGCGTTCACGGCATTCTGCTTTTGCCTTACAGAACCGGCACCACTCACCACAATGGAAGTCGCCCTGTCCTGCGTAGGCCATCTCAGCTTTTTCGTACAGTTCGGTGTCTGCCCAACGGAGCAGGTCATCCTTTGCCATACTGTCAACGCTGATATTGGATTTGCGAGGCTGATAGATGGTCATGCGAATCTCCTCAATGTCGTAAATGTCATCGAAGATTTCCAGGGCGCCCAAGGCGTAAAGTCGCATCTGGGGATTGCCCACGGCGCTGACCTCAACGCCCTTGCCGTGCTTGTAGTCGCAGATGTTCATGACGCCATCTGCAATCACGATGCAGTCTGCCGTACCGAAGCCTTCCTTGACCCAGCGGGAGAAGTTCACCCGTTGCTCAATCATGACCACGGGATCGGAACAGATCTGCTTGGCTGTTTCGAGCAGTTCCACCACATAGGCGGCATAGCCCTGGGCGCATTCTTCCATCTCCTCGTTGTACCAGGAGAGGTTTTCAATGGGGTCATCCACCAGGATGCCGAGCGCCTGTTTCAGCCGAAACTCGCAAAGGGTGTGGGCATCGGTACCTTCGGCGGCATAATCGCTGCCTTTATCCTCATAGTTCTCGCAGAGCCGAGCGGAGGGCGGGCAGTTGATCCAACGCTCCGAGGATGATGCGGAGAGGACTGCGTGTTTAGTTGCCATTACCCAACACCTCCGCTTCGACAACCAGTGCCTTGTAGTGGACGGGGTCGATGCCGGACAACTTGGGTGCGCCGTACTTCTGAAGCAGGGTGCGGATCTCGGCAGTAAAGCCCATGCGGGACTTATCCGCGAGAACGGCTCTGACCTGTTCCAGGGTCAGCACGGGTTCGGCAGGGGTGGCAGCGTCCTGGGCTTCATCGGTCGAAGCGGCGCTGAACATCTCTGCCAGGGTGTCTGCCACATCATTAATAGTGGCGGCTGCGGTTCGCAGGTCTCTGATTGCCAGTTCCAATTCGCTGATTTTGCCCATTGACGTTGCCTCCTTCCTTGATTTGCT